TTCAACTTCTTTAGAAAAACCACTTTGATATATTTCGTGCATTATACCATTGTCAACACTAATTAATACATCTGGTTTAAAATCTCTATATAACGCATTACAACCATATATACGACCCTTACCTCTTAAAGATTCTAAATCAAAATCTTTTCTACTACCACCATTACCTATACAAAAAACTTTCATTTATGCCTTTTACTTCTCTCTAACAAATATTCTGCAACTTTATAAACTCTATGTAAAGTAGTAACATCTTGACCTCTATCTTTCCAATATTTGTCCATAAGTGGTTGTGCTATTCTTCTCAATGCCTTACTTCTTTTACTCTCTCTTACACCTGCCTCATAAACGGCACCACCAGATGTTTTTTCCTCAATCTCAAAATCAGTTAGTTTCCTCGTCATCAAGACCTTTTAATTTATCTTCATATTTTAAAATAATATTTCTTCTATCACTTAAATACCTCTTTAGTTCTTTATCTTCTACATTTTTTGGTGTTTCATTCTTATAAAATATTCTGTAACTATCATCACCATATTTACCAATACCATATAATTTTTTTGCGTCTTTGTAATCCCAGGTCAACATATCTATACTCATTTGTTTTAGTCTATGTAATCTTACATTTACCATGCCTAGAGGTTCTAACATCTTTGCCTGTGTTTTACTACTGCCTCTAATAAATGAGATAGGATTAGGATACTTTTTAAATAGTTTAGGTAATACTGCCTTGACTTGTTTTCTATGTGTTAGATTTAAACATATAACACCTACCATATGTTGCCATGGCGATTTGACCTGTTGTTGTACCATCAAATGTTCTACCATAATTTAAATCTCTCTAACTTCTCTAATATCTTTTTGATAGGTTCATAAACTGTCCATATATCTTGTATATGTTTATCTAGTTTTTTATCTAGTTTATCTATCTTCTTTTCTATTTTATCTAAACGATAATTTTGTTTTGTTGTTAACTTTTCGTCCATGTTTCTTATAATACTATTGTTAAAATTACTAATATAACACCTACAAATAATAAGAAGTAAGCTGGTGCTCTCAATAGAGGTATATTATCTAGCCATAATAAAAATTTATCTATCATGCAAAAACTTCCTTCATAATCATTTTACATTCTGTTTCATTATACTTTATAAAACCTTTTAACTTGGCCATCTTAAATGCGATTTTAGGCCATACAACTCTTTCAGAAATATCTTTAGACCAATTTTTACTATACGATAAAATTGAATCAAGTATGATGGCGGTCTGGATATTAATTTTCCGCTGTATAAGTAAACGCAAAACTGGTGGATGTTGTCCGCCAGATATGCGAAAGCCATCATTAAACCGAATACCAAGAGCATTGAGCCTATCGCTAAGTAATACGCAATCATTCCTGAAATGGTACCCAACTGCGTCTTGATACTTCTTAAACTCCAGATAGTTCCCTTTGCCATCATTTTCTAATAAACTCTTTATCCATTTCTTATCATCTTTTGCAAAATTGGCAACAAAAAAATGTAGTATCTCATCTTCTTTAAACCTTTTACTAAGCTTATGAAAAAAGTACCTATCATTCCTACTTGTAAATGTATCCAGTTTCGCATTGACTTTGCCCTCATATTTAATATAATCATATGACTTCGAAGTAAAATGTAGCTTAACGGCCAAGTAAGTTTTATATACTTCAAATCCACCATACATTAAAGTTTATACTCAAAGTTTTGTGTTTCATCATTTATATGAATCTGTTTTGCACCATTACTAATATGAAAATGTGTTGCCATTGGCGTCAATGGTGATAAAGTTACCAATCTCTTATACTTATGCTCTATTATCCAATCTCTTAATTTATTAATTATCTCTCTGCCTGCACCTCTTTTTCTTGACCACACCGTATATGCTATCGCAATATCGCCACCATCTACTCTTGACATATAATCCATTTCTCTCACGGTAAATGGTACTTCAGGACAAAATGCTACACAAACTATTGCCTCAATATTGTTATCGTATTGTAGACCAAATATCTTTCTCCCATTTGTAATTCTAAACCCTAATGTTAGTTCAGGTCTAACAGGATCCTCTGATACATCAATATCATCTAGTTCTACTAGTTTTGTACCTTTTA